ATGGGCTATCGCACCCATTCCCACTGCAACGCAATGTTGCCGTTGGCGGTGGGCGCGGTCGTCGAGGTAAGGCAGAGCAGGAACTCATAGAAGGGGTCGGAGGAGAACCCGGCGAGCTCCCAGACGCGCAGCTGGGTATTGATCGCGCCAACGACGCTGCCCTGCTGCGGGGAGTAAACCGGCTTCCAGGTCGCGCTCGCGGCCGCAGTCGAGATCGACTGTCCGAGAATCAGCTGCGCATTCGGGATCGGGATGGTGTTGACCGGGATCTGCCCGTTGACGATGGTGGCGCCCGTGGTCCAGTTGCCGGAAGGCGGCGTCGACCCCGTATTGCCCGTCGAGCAGTAGTAGATGACGTTCAGGTATTGAACCACCTGCCCGATCGTGTACGTGGTCGCAGAGTTCCAGTAGGGAATCGATTGGCCGGGACCGGCGACCTGCAAGCCCTGCGTGCCGTTCGTGTAGATACCGAGGGACCACACGCCCGCCGTCGTCGCATCCGTCTGCAGCAGAATGTCCTCAATGCGAACGCCCGAGGGCAGGAAGCCGAACTGGTAGATCGAGCCGATCGAGTCGGTCGAGACCGCGCCGACGGCGGCGGTGCAGATCGTATCGTTTGCCCCCGCGATGTAGCCCGAAGTGAGCACGCGCGGCTGAGCCGCGTAGTTCGATACGTTGGTTGAGGGGCGAGTGACGAGTGCCATTTCCTACTCCTGGCTCCGGGGTGGGGACCTGCCCCCTGCCCCTGCCTATTGGTTTATCGGGCCCAAATCTGATAGACGCGGTTTTCTTCCAAGCGCGTCGCGCCCCCAGTCATGAACACGTAGCACTGCCACGGTTCGGACTGCAGATCGTGGCGCTGCGAGATGTTGGTCGATATATCGTTCCAGACGCCCAGGTGCAGGCCCTCGCGCTGCCACAGATGCACTTTGACCGAGGTGCCGGCCTGGTCGTCCGTGCCCGTGAGCAAGCGCTCGGAGCGCACAAAATCAATCCCGAGGAAGCGCTTGATGCGGCCCTCTTCGAGCACGGGCTGATCGTTGAAGTCACGCGAGATCACCTGCGCCTCGGCCATCAGGTTATCGAGCTGGCGGGCGCCGGCGACGAGCACGAGCCCCGAATTCGGATCTCCCGGATCGCCCTCCTCATCGGAGTAGGCTTCGTTCTGCATTGCAAGCATTTTCGCCTGCCGCAGTTTGGCAACCGTGAGGCCCGTGGGCGCGGTCGCACCCTGCTGCACCGAGACGATGTTGCCGGAAGGCAGCACGGTCGCGGTGGCGCCCGCGACGCCCGTCTGCGCGGTGCCCCCGAGGGCTGCAATCAGCAGGTCATCATACTGGCGGTTTGCCGCGTTCTTGGCATTATCGGTGAACTTGCCCTTCGGGTCGATCTGCAGGCGCAATTTATCGAAATTATCGAAAAGCTGCGGCAGGTCGAAATCGGAAGGATACACCCAGCGCCGGTTCGTGGGAGCATCCACACGCTGCATCGGGCCGTAGCGCTGAGTGACGGGCTGCATCGCGACCGGGCCCACCTGCTCGACGGGGGATGCGGCCTGGCCTACGTACTTATCCTCGGTCGCCCATTTGCGCAGACGCGAGGTTTTCTGCTGCACCAGCTCGTTCAATTGGTGGGCGAACTGCTGGACGTAGAACGTAGTGATATTGGTTGACACGGATAAGTCCTCGAAAGTAATCGCGCAGTGGTTCGATTTCTCTCGAGGGCCTTGTCCGTGAGGGGGCACCTCTGACCCGGGGAGCCGGGCTTAGTCTGCCGCTTTGCGGCCGTCATCGGGGGGCGGGTCTCGCCCTTGTCCGTGTTCGGAATGAAACGCTAAATGAAAAGGCGGGCACATGCAAGCGCCCGCCTTTTGAGCCAGTTACGCCGCCTCGGGAGAGTCGGCGGCGCTTGGTGCTTGCGGCTCAGAATCTGCCGCGCTCGCCATCGCGAGCTCGGCTTGAACGAGTTGATCGGATTTTCGGATCACTCGGCCCTCGACTACTGCGGCGAAGCGATCCACGACGGCCGGGTCCGCGGCCGCGAGCAGCAGGTACGCACCCAAGGCCGGCACGGCGTAGCCCTTCGGCAGATACAACTCCACTTTGGCCGCCGAGACGTTGGCCTCGATCATGTGCACGACGGGACCGACTGCATTCTCGCTGATCTCGGAAACTTTGAAATAAAGCATTGATTACTCCTTCAGTTGCCAGCGCCGCCGGCAAAGCCCGCAGCGATCTGATCTGCGAGTTCGCGCTCCTGCTTGCGATACTCTTCCGTGCTCACCTTGCCCGCCGTGCGATCGGCTTGCAGCTGCGCGTAGCGCGATTGCAGTTCGGAGGTGCCCGCGGAGAATCCCGGGGGATGACCATCGCCTGGAGGGGGAGTGGGGAGTTCTTTGTTCATGGCGCCGACCTTCCAGAAAAATGTCATCATCTTGTCGGTGCCGAGGAGTTGCTCCAAGCCCCGGAACTGCTCATCGCTGATACCGCCGGCCTCCCTCGAGAGAAACGCCTGAGCGCGCTTGCCCAATTCGACGCGCTCGCTGTAATTGGCTCCCCAGGTCACTTTCATTTGCTCGAGCGCGGCGGCCGAGGCCGCGTTTTCGCGCGCGATCATGCCCTCGATCGTTTTGGCGACCGCGCGCTCGTAGGCTGCCGCCTGCACGGTCGCGAGCGCCGCCGGCGTGTGTACGCCGTGCAATTCGCTCGCGAGGTTCTTCACAAACTCCGGGTCCACGCCCGCGATTTTGCTCAGGTCCCCAAAGTCGTAAAGGTCCGGTGTCGCAGGCACCCCCATCGCGGTGTCCCAGGCTTTGAGCTGCGCCGCGTCGGGCGGCTTCACGTTGCCCTGCGCATCCTTGGTGGCGGCGGGATACCCTTTGAGGTTCGCCGCTGTGCGCAGACTGCTCGCCTCGGTTTCCAAGTTCCGGTAGGAGGTCGCGAGGCTTGCCGGGTCGCGGAAGTTCTTGTTCGCTAGCCACTCGCGGGTTTCTTTCGCTGCGGGGTCCGTTTGCGGAAGCCAAGAATCGTAGAAGGTTTGGTTCGCCGCGCCTCCCGCAGGTCCGCCAGCACCTGCTCCAGCAGGTCCAGGAGCGCCGCCGCCTGGGCTTCCGCTCGCCGGGCGCGGCGCAGCGCCAGCAGGAGCTCCAGCTGCATCTCCACTAAGTGCTGCCGCCGCTGGGGTTGACATGGCTCGCGCTCTCCTCTGAGGTTATCTTGATGTGAATGTACTGCAGCACGGATTGCTGCCCGGCATCAAACCAACTCGCACTATCATCGACCCGATCGTGCTTGTCGAGGATCTTGGCTGGCATGCCGGCGCGCCAGTTGAACTTGCGCTTGATGATATCGAGCGCAAGGCGCCCCCGCGGCCCGTTGAACACCTCGCGCAGGATGCGCGCCTCGTCCCGTAAGCGCGTCTCGACCGCAGCCCTTGCGATCTCGTTTTCCTGGTCGACGGTCTTTTGAGTGGCACCCACAATCCCAAAAGACTAACCCTCCGCGGCTCGCTTGGCAATAATTTGAAGCAACTCATTCGTTTTTTTGAGTTCCTCGACCAATGCGGCCAGACCTTCGGCCACTTTCCGATCCGCCGCCGCGTCCGCCTTCACCTCATCGAGCTTGCCGGCGAGCGCACCGTGAGCAACGCGCGCGATCGCCGCCGGGTCGGCTGCACTTTTGAGGCCGTCAATATCCCGCTGATGCTCATCGAGGCGGAAGTGCGCCTCCTCGAGGGGGTCCTTTTTCGGTTTCATATCTGCCATGTCTTTAGGTCCTTAATCGAGGCCGGTGTTCGGAAACGGCCAGAGCCGCTTCATCGGCGTGACGAGCGATATCGACTGCGGTCCCGGCGTGACGATTTGCGACACGACGCCGCTCTCTTGGCCCGCGGAGACGGCGACGACGCGAAACTCGTAGGTCTGGGACGGGGTGACAACTTGGCTCGCGGCGTTGTAACTCGCGATCTGTAACCCCGTTGCGGTGTAAATTAGGGTCGTTCCTGAAAGGTTCGCGAGCAACTGCCAAGGCCCGAACTGCGGCGTGTACGCCCCTGCGCTCGGTCCAAAGGCACCCGAAGGCGGCTGGTAGACCGGCACATAGGTCACGGTGCGCTGATAGACGTCGTACCCCGTCGGCGTTGGCGGCCAGAATGGGCCCCACTGCAGCGTGACGGTCCCGTTGAGTCCATCGTAGATCGAAAGTCCGTCCGAGAATTCGAGCTGCGGCTGGGCGGGCAGCAAATGGAAAGGATAGAAGCGCGCGCCGTGCTCGATCGGTTGCGCCGCATAGATTTCCGCCTCGAGGCGCCAGTTCGGCGATGCCCAGTACAGCAGGTTGATCGGCGTCGGCTTTACGGAGGGCGGGTAAATCTGCCGGAATGGATACATGAGCGATTCCGGGGTCGGGGCCGGATGCACCCACTCGAGCCACGGGTTATCGCAAAGGTCGGGGATCTCGAAAGTAAATCCCAAGAAGTTGATTGGCTGCGACTTCTGAAGGATGAAGCGAAAGAGCGTCGTTTGGTCGACGCGATGAAACTGATCCTCCTGCTGCGGCTCGTCGAGCCTCGTCGAGGGCCTGAAAGTTAACGAGAATGGCTGGGCGGGCGGTGGAACTCCTTTCTGCGAGAAAACCTCGAGTACCGGGTAGACGCTGACAAATCGGTCCTCGAATAGGACCGGGCTCGGGCGCGGGACCAACAGGGACCAAATCGGCGCGCTCGCCGCGAGGTGCTTCTGCGGCCGCTGCAGCATGAGAATGCGTGCGGCGTGATCGTAGCGCTCACGCGCAAAGGTAGTGTCCTCTGCGACCAGGACCGGAGTCGTGATGTCATGAAACATCGAAGGACACCGAGGGCGCGAGCGCGCCCCCGGTGTGTTCCGTTAGAACTCTTCGATGTAGATTTCACCCGACATTACAACCGTCCCGCCCAGTCCCGCTCCCAGGTTGACCGCCAAGCGAGCGCCGCCCGAGACCGGTATGCGCTGATCGGGGGTGTAGATGCGCTCGAAGGGCACAATGACCGAGGGCGCATGCGCGCTCATCACGACGCCCAGCGTGCCCGGGGTCGTCACCAACTGGTTAACCGTGGTAACAGCTGCGAGCGTGTTGCGTCGGTTGACCGCGCGCGGCGTTACCGCGCTGCCGCCGGTTCCCGTCGTGGTGATCGTCTGGATTGCAAGCTGCGCGCGAACGTCCTGCGCCACGCCCGACGTGATCGTCGGGACGAACTCAAGGCGAATCGAGTGCACCAGGAATGAGACAC